GATATGTAGTACAGAAGAAAACGGTAACTGAAATTGCCGAAGAGTGCAAAGTCTCTGCTATGACCATACAGAGATACCTAGAACAGTTCCAATTAATTAGGAGGCGGTAATGCTAAGACCAGTATTTCCAGATGTAAAGAATTTTAATTGTAGTGACTTATATCTTCAGTCTACGGGTGCCCCAGCAGGTAATAAGATCTGGGGAGCATGCCATGAGATTGCACACATGCTAATTGAAAAAAATATATCATATGGCAACTCAGCATTAGATCCAATTAGAATATTTTCAACGGCGGATTCAACAGAACAATTAAAAGTTCGTATTGATGATAAATTAAATAGGGTAAAGAATAACCAAGGATATGCTGGAGACAACGATATTGACGATTTAATTGGATATTTGGTCCTATATAAGATTGCCAGGGCTAATTCTGATTGACATTTTAGTCGACTGAAAGTATACTGTATTAATGAGCGAAATAGAATTGTCAGAACATTTTGACAGAATGAACAGGGTAGTTGAAGAACTTCTAAAAGGAAGCACACCCACACAGATTGCCACCACTACAGGAATACAACGCAAAGAAGTCCTTGAGCTAATCGATGACTGGAAAGACGTTGTGCATAATGATAGCAACATCAGAGATCGTGCCCGAGAAGCCATCTCAGGGGCGGATCAACACTATGCCATGCTTATCAAAGAGGCGTGGAAGACCGTAGAAGATGCAGATCAATCTGGACAGTTAGCAGTTAAGTCTGGTTCATTAAAGCTTATTGCAGACATAGAGACTAAACGAATTGCAATGCTTCAATCAATTGGCGTCCTTGAAAATAATGAAATTGCATCTCAAATTGCAGAGACAGAACGCAAGCAAGACATTCTTGTTAAAATTTTAAAAGAAACTACATCAACATGCCCTAAGTGTAAGATGGAAGTTGCAAAGAGATTATCCCAAATAACTGGAGTAATTGAGTCAGTCCCAGTAGAGGAAGCCGATGTCGTTTGAGTTTACCGACCTTATCGACATGCTTGATGGAGAGGAGTTCGATGAAAAACCAGTCGATCTTAAAACGTTTGTTAGAAGTCCAGAATACCTTGGGCTTCCAGAACTTTCCGACTATCAGTACACGCTTATCGAAAAAAGCTCGCAAATTTATAAAGACTCAACCCTTATCAAATTATTTGGAGAAGAAGAAGGAAGAATAAGATTTAAGCAAACTGCAAATGAAGTAGTTGCTCAGCTTGGCAAAGGATCGGGAAAAGATTACTGCTCAACAATTGCAGTTGCCTATATAGTATATTTACTATTGTGCCTAAAAGATCCAGCTACATATTACGGAAAGCCTCCAGGAGATAGCATTGATATTATTAACATTGCTATTAACTCACAGCAGGCAAGCAACGTATTCTTTAAAGGATTTAAAACAAGAATTGATAAGTCACCTTGGTTTGCTGGTAAGTATAGCGACAAAGCGGCGGAAGTTAAGTTTGATAAAGCAATAACAGTACACTCTGGCCACTCTGAGCGTGAAGCTTGGGAAGGATATAACGTTATTGTTGTTATCCTTGATGAGATTTCAGGTTTTGCAATTGAAAATACAACAGGGCACGATCAAGCAAAGACAGGTGCCGCTATATATAATATGTATCGTGCATCAGTAGACTCTCGTTTCCCAGACTTTGGTAAAGTTATTCTTCTTTCTTTTCCTAGATATAAAAACGATTACATTCAAGAAAGATACAACGCTGTTGTTGCAGATGTGGAGACGGTAGTCCGTGATCACAAATTTAAAATGGATGAAGATCTTCCAGACGGAACGGTAGGTAATGAGTTTGAGATTCAATGGGAAGAAGACCATATACTTTCATATAAAATTCCTAGAGTATATGCTTTAAAGAGACCAACTTGGGAAGTTAATCCAGTAAGAAAGATTGATGACTTTAAGGTTGCATTTTTTACAAACCCCATGGACGCCTTATCACGTTTTGCATGTATGCCACCTGATGCAGTTGATGCATTCTTTAAGTCAAGAGAAAAGGTTGAGAAGGCTTTTAATAAAGCCCACCTAGCGGTAGATAACTTCGGTAGATTAGAAGAATGGTTTATACCAGATCCAGATAAGGAATACTTTATACACGTTGACCTTGCTCAAAAGCATGACCATTGTGCAGTTGCAATGGCTCACGTTAATAAATGGGTTAACATAAAAGTAACAGACACTTATTCACAGCCTGCACCAATTGTTGAGATAGATGCAGTAAGATATTGGACACCAACAAAAGATAAGTCTGTAGACTTTACAGAAGTTAAAGACTATATTCTTTCATTAAAAACACGAGGATTTAAAATTCGTGTATGTACCTTTGACAGATGGAATTCACATGATATGATGCAACAACTAAAACAATACGGCATCAATACAGAAATTCTGTCTGTCGCTAAAAAGCATTATGATGATATGGCAATGGTTGTTGCCGAAGAAAGAGTAGTCGGGCCACACATACCACTGCTTATAGACGAACTATGCCAGCTTAGAATTATGAGAGACAAGGTTGACCACCCAAGAAAAGGTTCTAAGGACCTAGCGGACGCAGTTTGTGGATCAATTTATAATTCAATAAGCAGGAGCAAATTTGATTCCAATCAGGAAGTTAATATACACACCTATGAGTCAATGAGTTACGACAATGATTTTGGAACAGAGGCAGACGGAGAAACAAATTCTTATAATATGATTAGGGCTCCGAGAATGCCAGAAAATTTAAAAGACGCAATGGACAGGATGCAAATAATATGAGCACGTATCAAGAAAAAGCAAAAGAATGTAAGTGTTGTGGCAAGCACGTACCGCTACCTACTGTATTAAAAGAATATAATGGAATAGTTATTTGCCCAACTACATTTTCTAATGTAATAGAATATAAAAGAATATGGAAACTCGCTGGTCACAGGCCAATGGGGAATATAAGAAAACATTTTTCAGATTATGTTCAGCAAATAGTAGAAGAAACTATTGACAAAAATGAAGACGGCACGTTATAATAGACACCTAAGCAACAATAGCTTAGTTGGTTAAAGCCCCGAACTCATAATTCGGTAATCGTAGGTTCAAGTCCTACTTGTTGCACAGGGAGACGCTATGACAGAAGACGAAGCAAATGATGCAAGGCTTGCATACTACTTAGAAATAGGTGCCGTAAGTTTTGAAGGTGTTGATGAAAACGGAGAAATAATTTATTCAATTAGTGATAGTGCAAAAGAATTAGCTCCCGAGCTTTGGCAATCACATATAGACTATGTAGATAGGTCTTTAATGGGTTTGTATGAAAAAGGTTTTGCCCATATTGAGTACAATGAAGATTTAGAAGCAATTATTAGCTTAAGCCCAGAGGGCCAAAAGCTTGCAAAAGAAATGGGATTGATTGAAATGGATCTAGATCAAGATATTCCAAATGATTAGTCTATGCCTTCGTAGCTCAGGGGATAGAGCGAGACTCTTCTAAGGTCTGCGTCGCAGGTTCGATTCCTGCCGAGGGCACAATGCGGATGTTGCATATTGGTAGTGCCTCTGCCTTCCAAGCAGAAGGGGTGAGTTCGATTCTCATCATCCGCTCAAATAAGAAAAATGCTATACTATAAACAAGTCAACTAAAATAAAGGAGAAAAAATGGCAGCAGAACAAGGATCAGCAGCAAGATTAGTAGAAGTGGCATTAGCCGAAGTTGGAACTATTGAAGGACCAAAAGATAATGAAACAAAGTATGGTAAGTTCGCAAAGGCAAACTTTCAGCCATGGTGCGGATCATTCGTTATGTGGTGTGCAGATCAAGCAGGAGTAAAAGTTCCTAACACTGTATATACACCAGCAGGAGCGCAAGCATTTATTAAAGCAGGAACCTGGCAGATGGCAGAAGTAGCAACTCCAGCAGTTGGGGATATTGCCTATTTTGATTTCCCATCAGATGGTGTCGACAGAATTTCTCACGTAGGAATTGTTGTTGCAGTAAATACAGATGGCACAGTCGATGTTGTAGAAGGAAATACATCTTCAGATAAGAAAGGCGATCAAAGAAATGGCGGAGAGTGTTGCCTTAAGAATCGTGCTTACAAGAAGAAGAACGGATCAAAGCTTCGCAGAAGCCAACCCGTAGGAATTGTAGGATTTGGAAGACCAGCATTTGGAGCACCAGTTAAGAAGGCTGCAGCAACAAAGGCAGCACCTGTTAAAAAAGCTGCAATTAAGAAGCCAATGTAAAAATGGAAATTTTAGAAACTAAAATACCATACGT